TCGCTCTCGATGTCGTTCCTGGAGCAGCAGTTGATGACCATCGTGCCCGGCACGAGCATGGACTTCTGCTTCTGCCCGGTCGCGAAGTCGTACGCGAGCATGTCGTCGAACCCGAGCTGGAAGAAGCCCACGGGCGCCCGCGTGAACGTGATGGCCGGACGCTGCCCGATCGTCTCGGGGTTCAGGGGGCTCTCGGCCGTGATGATGATGTCCGAGTTCTCCATGTCCTTGTCCCAGTGGTACGCACCACGGGGCGAGAACGTGAAGATGCCCTGCACGAACGCCAGGTACAGGTACCTGATGTGCTGAAGCGGGTTCCTCTTGAAGTCCGACTCCGGAACCGGACCCCTAGGGTCGGTGCTTGCGATCTTCATGGAGGACCTCCGTGAGCTTCTTGTTGTGGGCAGCCTGCGCTCCGGCCAGAGCTCCCGACAACAGGGCGGCCACGCCGCCTACCGCAGCCGGAGGGATCTTCGGTCCGATCTTGCGAGCCAAGAGCTTGCCACCAGCATAGCCGATCCCTCCCCCAAGTGCCGTGGCGGCCAGGGCTTTCCCGAGCGTCTTCAGGCTCGAGTGCTCGCGCTTCTTCGCGCCCGCCAGCTTCAGGATCGCCTGGCCTTCTTCCGGGAGGTAGTCGAGCAAGAAGGGAGTCATCGGGGCACCTGCCGATAGAGCTTCTGGATGGCGGCGAACTCGTTGTCCAAGAAGCTGTCGAGGTTCTGGGGGTTCGAGTAGTTGCGGGGCGGGTTGAAGAAGATGTCCTTCAAGGCGTCCTTCATCTCGAGCGGGACCGCGAACTCGATGTCACGCGGGGGGACTTCGTGGAGCTGGATCTCCTGATGCACCGGTGCCCGGCCCTGCTCGGTCTGGGCCACGGTCACGACCTTCCAGCGACGGTTCTCGCCCTCGACGATGAGGTCCATGGGCTTGAGCGGCGGGTAGTACCCGACACGGGCGGTCGTGTTCACCTGCTGCTGCGCCCCGACGTTCGTGGCCTGGTTGGCCTTCGGGGACGGGTCGATCTGAATCCAGACCTCGATGGGCGAGAGGTACCCACGCGTGAAGCCCGTGTCGAAGCACATGCGACATCCCGAACGCGTGCGCTTCGCGAGCGAGACGCTGTAGCACTCGCACCTCGAGCCGAACGTCCGCACGGGCAAGACCCAGCACCGGCGCCCCGCGTACTCGTGGAAGAGGAGCTGCATGTGCCGCCGCAGCTCGAGGGCGATCAGGTCCGGGTCGGGTTCGTGCGAGACCGGCCCGAAGTCCTTCACGCAGTCCGTCGGAACATGACGAACTCGGATGATGTAGTGGAGCATCCGCCAGCGGTTGCCGGTCGGGATGTTGTTGTCGATGAACAAGTAGCGGTCGCGGAACGCCGGCGCGAGCGGCTCGAACGGCCCCGAGGGGGACTCGGAGCGAAGAACCTCGAACGTGTAGTCGAGGACGTCCTCGGCGGTCTCGAGCACCTTCCACGAGACCTCGAACAGGTCGCGGTCGAGCGACCGCACCCGGAAGTCCTTGAGGTCGATCGAGACCGCCATGTAACGCCGCCGCGGCTGCTGCTCGAGCGTTGTTCATGAGGTTCTGGGCGCTCGAGATGACGCCCGGCGCCGCCGACGCGACAGACCGAAGACGCTGCCCGAGCCCACTCTCCCCCTCGAGATTGAAGCGCGGGAGCTCCACGCGTCCGAGGGCGCTACGGGCGCCTTCGACGAGCGGGCTCACGCCGCCCTGCACACCCTCGAGCGCCTTGTTGGCCATGCCCTTGATCTGCGGTCCGTACTTCTCGGCCGCTGCCGCGGCTGCCGGGACGACACCGGCCGCGGCTGCCGCGAGAGGAGCTGCGTGCTCCTTCACGGTGTCCGCGATGCCGCCCATGACCGCGCCTCGGTTGAAGCCCTTCCGGGTCGACTGCAAGACGCCCTGGCCCATCCGGCCGGTGGCCTGCACGCCCGACACGAGCGCGTCCCCGAGGCCCTTCCCCTTCGACATCTGGTGAGCCACGTTCCCGCCGGCGGCCCCGAGGCCACCACCGAGCGCCGCTCCACCGAGCATGTTCCGGAGCATGTGGGTCTCCCCGTGCTCGTCGCGCTGTGCTCCGGTCGCGAGGCCCCCGAGAGCGCCCGCGCCGGCGCCCAGCATGGCACCCATGCCGAGCCGACCGCCCGTGGCCGTGTTGGCCTTCCCGAGCGCCGCCCCGAGAGACTTCAGCCCTCCCTGGATGCCCGCGCCGAGGTTGGTCGGGATCGCGACCTTCTCGAGCTTGTCGGCGTCCCGACGAGCCAGGTCACGGCCCCAGGCGTCCGCCATCGCGGTCTTCTCGGCCGAGGCCGTTCGGACCTGGTGCAGCACCTCGTGAGGGTTGTCGGTGTCCTGCCCGTGCGCGAGGGCCGCGAGGCCGAGCCCGCCGGCGCCAGCCGCCAGACCGCCACGTGCCATGAGCGACTTCAGCCGCTCGGCCTGGAGCTCGGGCTCGAGCGCCGCGTGGCCCATCTCGAGAGCCCGCGCGGCCGGACCCGCTCCTGCGCCGAGCAGTTGCGAGCCGGTCTCGGACCCGAGCGTGGCCGCGCCGGCGCCCGCGCTGCGATGCAGCTTGTCGAGCAGGTCGGCCCGGCTCCCCGATAGGAGCTGGGTGAAGCGCCCGAGGCCCTTCTCCTTCCCGAGCCCCGTGGCCTTCTCGAGGATCTTCGGACCGAAGTGCTCGGCCGCGTCGGCCCCGACGGCTCGCCCGAGACCGCCGAGCGCACCGCCCGTCGCTCCCTGGAGCTTCTCGGCGATCGGCGGGACGGCCTTCTTGGCCCCCGCGATCATCCGGGCCACGAAGGCCGCCGGATCAGCGACCTTGGCGAAAGGGCGGCCGAGCGCACCCTCCCGGGAGCGCAGAACGCTGGCGAACGCGCTCTCGGCCTTCTTGGTCAGGGCCGCGCTGATCTTCATCCCGTTGTCGGGACCGGGGCTCATGGCCTCCTCGTTGTTCGCGGCGCCCGCGCCCGGAGCTCCTGCGCCTTGAGCAGGGGCCTCGGGCGACGCCGGCATGACCTGCGACTGGAGGAGCTGAAGATCGAGCAGGCGCTTCTGGAGACGGATCTGGTCGCCCGTCCGCCAGAACTGGTCGGGGGGAGGCTGGTTCATCTGCGACTGCGTCCGCGCCACTTCGTTCTGGATGTCCTGCTGCTCGAGCGCGACGGCCTGCTCGAAGAGCGGAGTGCCCTTGTACTTCTCGAGCCACTCCTGCCCGCTGTCGCAGCCGAAGTGGCTGAGCTTGAGCTCTCCGGACGCGAGCTTCTTCAGCTCCTCGTCCGGAAGCTTCTTGAGGTTGTCGATGAAGGCCCGCTTCTCCTGCTCGGCAGAAGAAGAACGAAGTGCGACTGCGAGGAACGAGTCGAGCATGGTGTCACCCAGCGAGGAAGGAGAGGTTCTTGCCGATGTCCTTGAGGCTCTTGTGCACTTCGGGACCGCGCACGGCCCCTAGCGCACCGCCCGCGAGAGCGCTCATCCCGAGGGAGGCCCCGGGGTGGGCCTCGGCCGCCTCCCGGAACGCGAGCTGCGTCTTCAGGCGAGCGAGGTCGAGGGCCGCCCGGAAGCTGTCCTGAGCGGCCCCGCTGGCCTCCGCGGCCTGGATGGCCTGGCGGGTCTCGTCGGGGCCTCCGCCCTTCAGGGCCTCGTGGGTCACGCCACCCGCGAGAGCGCCCGCGAGCGCGTACGGAGCTCGCTGCTTGGCGATCTGCATGAGGCCCTGGACCACGTTCCCGACCTTGATGCTGACCTTGCCTGGGCCGCCTTCGCCGCCACCGGGCGGGCCTTGGTCGACGTTGGACGCCGGCGCGGCCTGTCCTTGCTGGGGGCTCTGGGCGGGGGCGTTCCCACCACCCGGCCCCTGCGCCCCTTCCGGAGGCGCGGCACCAGGCGCCGACTGGGCGCCCTGCGCCTGACCGGCCGGGCCTTCCATGGCCGGACCCTGCGCGGGCTGTCCCTGCCCCTCACCGGGGTTCGCGTTCTGGGGGTTCGTGGGACCTCCGGGCGTGCCGCCGCCGTCCGCGAGCTCTCGGAGCTGCTGACGGAGCTGGTCGTGCGTCGCGAGCGTGTCGGCGGCCGTCTGCTTGTTGCGGATGGCCTCCTGGGTCGACTGCACGGCCCGCATGAGCGCCTGGGTCGTGGAGTCGTTCGCCTGCTGCAAGGTCGCCTGCATGCCCTGCTGGAGCTGCTCGTGCTGCCCCTGGAGCTCCTCGAGCTGCTGCTGTGCCTGCTGGGCCTGCTGCTCGAGCTGCTCGCGGGCCTGCTGCTCCGACCGCGCCTTCTCCTGGAAGTAGCGGGCCTGGTTCTCGACCGCGGCGGCCTCGGCGGCCTGCTCTTGGGCGAGCATGTTCATCGTGTCCTCGAAGGCGAACTTCACGCCGGCGTGCTTGGCCTTCTCGCGGCGGACGTCGAGCTCCTTGCCGATGAGCTTCCCGCCCTTGCCCCCGAGGTGCTGCCCGAGTGCTGCGGCGGCCACCTGCGCGATCGGGCCGCCCTTCTTGCCCGCGAAGGCGCCGCCGGCGCCACCCGCGAGACGACCCACGAGGTCACCGTAGAGCTCGCCCCGCTGGCCCTCGTGCGCCTTCGAGCGAGCCGCGAGGTTGCCCTCCGCCCGCGTGTGGGCCTTCTCGATGTGCTCGGGCTTCTTGGCGTGCTTCTGCATCACCTCGAAGAAGATCGCCGCGGCCATCTTGGCCGCCGGTCCCGGCACTATCGTCATACGTGGAAGGGCACGAGCAGCGTCACCGATGGAAGGAGCAGGACGACGCGTTACGGCCTGCACGGCCGTCATACCCCCTTGCGTTCCGCGTACGGCGTCTCGGAACCGCTCGATAGCGGGTGACTTGGCCATCTCCTGCTGCATCCGCCCCGTGGCCGTCATGCCCTGGAGCTTCTGACCGAGGCCGCTGAAGAAGCCCTTGGCCTTGTCGACCGCGCCCCCGACGGCCTGCCCGGCCTGATTCACAGCACCGCGGAGAGTGCCCTGCTGCATCTTCGCCGCCGTCCCGGCCATGTCGACCGGAGCCGCCGGCTGCCCCATGGTCTTCATCTGCCCCAGGAGGTTCTGGACCGTCGGCATGTGGGACTGCGGGCCGAACGGCGTCGAGACGTTCTTGGACAGGTTGCTGACCATGCTGGCCGTCGTGCCCGCGATGGGCTTCGCGGCCGGGCGGAACGCGCTCGTGACGCTGCCGCCCACGCCGCCCACACGACCGCCCGTGAAGCCCCACGCGAGCTTCTTCTTGATCTCCTCGAACTCCGCCTGCTTCGCAGCACCCTCGGGCGCCATGCCGGCCTGGTCCTGCACCTGACCGGTCGGGGCCATGGGGACACCCATGTCCCGCGCCTCGTGCGGGAGCATCTGCCAGAGCTCGTCGAGGTGCTCCTGCTCACGGGTCAGGTACTCCTCGATCTTGAACTTCATCGGGTTGTCGCCCGTGATGGCGTGGAGGGCCTTCCACTTCGCGATGCCCTCCTGCTCCATCCGGACCATGGTCTGGATGATCGCCACCGGGTCCGTGTCCGCCGGCGGCGCCGGGATGTCGGGCACGTGCACGGCGCCACCGAGGACGGCCATGCGACGCAGCAGGAAGTCCGCGTGCTCGATCTCCTGCTCGGCGTGGTCCTCGAACTCCTCCGCGATGGAGTGGTGCGAGAGCCCCCGGAGCGAGTTCGCGTACGTCTTGTACGCGTACATGGTCTTGAACTCGTTCTCGACCATGGTGCTCATGAGCTCGAGCGCCTGCGGCACCGGGACCGTGAACTGGCCCTCGAGCTGCCCGGTCTCGTCGGGGGCCTCGTAGGCCATCGAGCCGTGCTTGAGCTTGACGTAGAACGACGCCGCGGCCCCGAGCGAGGTGCGGTCTGCAAGAAGGGAGCGCTCGAAGGACATGCTGTAACTCTCCGTGGAGGGTCGTGGTGACTACGTCATGAGAACCGCAGGCGTTGCAGCGAAACACGACCCCGGTGCCGTGCTTGCCCTGGCGAAGCTGGAGGTTCGAGACCTTGTTGTTCATGCGGTCGCCGTCGACGTGATGGACGGTCTCGTGTTCTGCGAGCGGGCGACCTAGAGCACGTGCCATCACGAGGCGATGCTCGGCAACGTACCCCGACTTGTTCGCCATGCAGAAGAAGGGATCGTCCGCTCGTAGGCGTACGAAAGAGTAACCGCTGGAGCTGGTCGTACGTCCGCCCTTCCAGTTCGGGTGCGCAGCGCGGTAGCGACGAGGGTCCGCCGGAAGCCCAGCGACTTCCAACAGACGGCTCACCACCGGCTGGCTGATGCCGACCTCCGCTGCGATGACCGCTTGCGACAGCCCCGCCTTCCGCATGTCCACCATCTTCTTGAGGGTGCTCTTCGAGACCTCGCCTCGAGAACGGCCCTTCCGCATCTTCACGGCGGCTCGTGCCAGAGCCAGGCGCACCGTCGCCGGAACAACGCTGAAGCGTTGCGCGATCTCGTTGGTGCTCTTCATGGCTTGGTACATCTGCACGGCTTCTTGCTCTTGTTCGGGTCCTAGTTTCCGTCCACGCATTACGGCAATATACACGTAACTATTCGTAGGTCGTAACGACGTGGGTGTTGTCGTTGCTGGAGTACATCTGGACGAAGTACGGCGCGACCGCGGGCACCGGCGAGTACGGAGAGCCGTACACCTTCCCGACCGCGTTCGTGTCCTTGTCGAACCCGAGCACCGTGTTGGCGTTCGTGGCCGGGGTGCCGTCGCCCTTCAGGACCGCGCCCGTCGTGGGCGTGGCCTCGATGAACGCGATGGAGCCGTCCTCCAGCATCTTCACGACCACGGTCGGAATCGCGGTCTCGATCTGGCTCTTGAACTCCTTGTAGAGCAGAAGACCGTTCGGCTTCGCGCCCGCCACGAACGTGACCGTGCCCGCAGGGTTCAGGAACGTGAGCGTGAGCCCCACGAGGTTCGCGCCAGGCGGCCCGCCCTCACGGGGCTTCACGTGGCCGGAGCCGCCCGTGATGCCGCCGTTGAGGAAGTGCTGCACCTGGTCGATGGTGTTGAACTTGCGGACCTTCAGGTTGGCCATCTAGTTGATCTCCTCAGTAGGCGGCGTACGTCGCGTTGACCGCCCAGTACTCGCTGTGCACTCCGACGTTGCTCGGACCCAGGATGCCCTGGATGTTGAGCGCGACCTTCACGCGCTGCACCATCTGGTCCGTGTACGCACGGAAGTACTGGAGCCAGTTCATGAGCATGGGCGTCTTGTCGGACACGCCGACGTTGATGCCGCCGTTGGAGTAGTTGATGTGGTTGCGGGTCTGAAGAAGGCCGACCGACTCGATGAGCGAGATGACCGTCAGGCGCAACATGAGCGCCTGCTGGTTCTGCTGGAGCAGCTCCTCGAGTGAGTAGGTCGTGAGGTGAGGCATCCCGTTGAAGTACGACACCGCGTCCAAGACGGCCCAGGCGATCTGCCGATCGCTGGACTCTTCGCCTCGGACGATGCGGTTGAGCTCCGGGAAGTCGCGCATGTAGAGCCGCACGGTCTGGATGAACGCGCGGGTGGTCTCCGACATGCCGACGATGCCTTGGATCATGGCCTACCCCCGACGGCCCTTCTTGGCCTTCTTCGGAGCCTCGACGTGCTCGACCTCTTCCGGGACGGGAGCGCCCTCGGTGATCTCGAGCTCGTGGTCGCTCGTGGTCTCCGGCGCGGCCGGGCCCCCGAACGCACCGGCCATCTCGGCCTCCGAGAGGTCGCCGGGCGCCGTGGGCTGGAGCACGAACGTGTCCCGGACCTCAGCCACGCCGTCCTTGACCTCGACCTCGGCCACGACCGTCTGGTCCTCGCCGGCGGCCATGTCGACGCCCTGCACGGCCTCCGCGGGCTTCTGGGCGTGGCGCTCGTACCCGGGCTGTCCCGGAGCCGTGAAGATGTGCTGCCCCGGCTTGGGGTCGAGCGCCGCGAGGTCGGGCGGCGGGTTCGGCGAGGGCGGGATCGCCATCGCGGGCGCGGGCGTGAGGGTCTCGAGGTCGACCTTGCGGCCGTCGATCGTCCGGACCTCCGCGATGCCCTGGGCCTCGAGCGCCTTCAAGGCATCGAGGTTGCGACGGAGGTCCTCCTCCGTGATGGTCACGGGCCGATTCGGGATGAGCCGAGCCTGGACGTCGAGGACGAACTGCGTGCGGCGGTGGTGCACCGGAGCCGCGGCACGAAGGGTCCGGGTGCGCGGGGAGCGCACGGTGCTGTGAACCTGGAAGATGGAGGGGGTCTGGTCCATGGCGATCATGGTGTCACGAGAGCGGTCTGTTGTGCACCCACGATACCACCGTGCGGGCAGTAGCCGAAGTGGCCGAGGGAGAAGTTGCAGTTGAAGCAAAGCACCCGAAAGCCGGGCGGGTAGTTGTTCTGTTTGAGCCAGAGGTACGTGTGAGACCCGGACATCCCACGCTCATCGCCCTTCCAGCCCTTCTCCTTCAACATCTCGCGCCGATGTTCGGCGCCGTTCTTTTCGATGTGGTCGATGGTCAAGAACTCGAGATGCTCTTCCTTGCAGCACGCACAAGAAGGACCGCCGTACGCCATCAAGGCCGCCAACTTCAACTCGCGACGGCGCTTCTTCGAGGTCGCGCCGTACCGCTCCTTGTTGGCGTGGTGCCGATCGAGGTGGATCTTCTTGCACCCCAAACACAGAGTGCCGCCCCCCTTGAGAGGAGAGCGGCACTCGATGCAGCGACCTTCCGACTTGAGCTTCTCTCGGCGGGCCGCCACCGCCTTCTTCCGACACCCTTTGCAGGTGTTCCGACTTCTTGAGTAGAAGGCGTCGTCCGGGAGGGTCTCGCGACAGGTGACGCAGGTTCGATGTTCCATACCTCGAGCCGTAGCAGGCCCGAGGCCGGGAAACAATCAGAACTGCGAGACCTGTGGAAACCGGAGGCCCTGATCGACCCGGTTGTTCGCCGCGCCGAGCTCGTCCTCGTCCACCGGGATGAAGCTCGCCAGGAGCCCGTCCGCGTTGTTCGAGGTCGCGTCCGCCGAGTAGAGCTCGAGCTTGCGGACCGACGCGATGTTGATGACCGACATCGCGATGTCCTCCCACGCCTGCCAGGAGATCGTGTTCGCGACCTTGTCGATGTAGAACTTCGTGTTGTTCAGCACGAAGAACTTCCCGAAGAACTCCGGCCGCGTGAACACGTAGATGTTCCCGGGGCGGAGGATGTCGGTCTTGATCGTGCGGACGTACGACAGCCCCAGGAGGGTGTTGTACTTGTAGCCGTCGACCGCCGTCTCCGACTGGAGACGATCGCCGAAGTCCTCCACGGTCCACTGGAGCAGGTCGTCCCAGTCGACCTCCGTCATGAGCAGGCGCTCCGCCCGGAGGCGGTTCCCGTTCAGGAGCTTGCGGAGGTTCACGATGTCCGGGCGCTGCACCGGGCGGACCGTCGCGTCGTTCGTGAGCGCCGTGCGAGCGAGCTCGCCCTTGCGCACCGAGAACTCCACGACCGTGCCGGCCGCGATGGTCGTGCGGTTCAGCGTCGTGACCGTGCCGCCGTTGGCCTCCTGCTGGAGGGCCTGGACGGCCGACTCGATGTGGATCGTGAACTCACGATCCTCGATCTCCTGGATGTCCTTCACCGAGTTGTCCTCGATCACCTTCGTGATGGGCATCTCGTAGGCCAGGAGCTCCTGCTCGGTCTTCTGGAACATCTCCGAGGAGATGGTGAAGAACGCGACCTCCGCCTTCGGGCCGCGGATGAAGCGGGCCGTGGGCTGCCCGCGGAAGGTCACCGACATCGCCCGGGACTTGGGCTCGACGTCGACGATCTTCACGAGGGTGTCGTGGTTGACGCTGCGCTGGCAGTCGGCCCGGGTCACGTTCTCCGGCGGAACGATCTTCCGCGCGTAGCTGACCTCGCGCAGACGATCGCGGATGTACGTACCACCGTACTCCGCGATCTTCTCGCGACCTTCCACCGTGCCCAGCTTCTGGCTGAACATGTCGTTGAGAACTCGTGCCGGGACGCTCATGATCTTGGTCTCCTGTGTGTCTTTGGGGGTGTGCTCGCTGCGTGCCGGCTACTACGAGCGCCAGCCCTGGATGAAGCGGAGCTTGTTGCTGTTGGAGGCGGGGAGGCGAGTCACGTACCCGACGATCGGGTTCGCGTCGCCTGCACCGCCGTGGCCGACCAGACCTGCCACGATCTTGCCGCCGAGGTTGACGCTCGCGACCTTGAGCGGCTGCATGACCGTCGTGATCGCCGCGCCGGCGCCGACCACGAGGGCCGCGTCGAAGATGCGCGTGTCGATCTCGTAGACGCCGAGGAAGAAGATCGGGGTCTTGCGACCCGCGATGGCCTGGACGTCGTAGCGGCCTCGCTCGGCCCAGAGCGGGAAGCTCCGAACCGTCGCCGCGTTGCCGGCTGCCGCGATGTTGGCCGCGCGGACGAGCTGGTACGACCCGTTCAGGGTCATCCACTCGCCGTCGATGAGCCCGAGGGGGTTCGCCGGGTTCACCAGCGTGGGGTCCGCGAGCGGGAAGTCGCGGCGGTGGATCGGGAGGACGTCGGTGACGGGCTCGAAGTTGATGCGATCGATCGTGGACATGTGGTCTGTCTCCTTGTGGGCTGTTCTTGCTAACCCGAGGCCGCCGGCCAAGAACGACTCGAGGTCGGACGTTCCGCCGGGGTGCCGACGGTCGTCCGTGAGATGGCCGAGCTTGGACCACATGTCCGGCCCGACGAGGTTCACCGCATCCCGGAGGCGATCGAGTCGGCCCTCCTGAGCGGCCTTCTCGAGCTGTTCGATGAGAACGTCCTTGGGGGCGTCGGAGATGCCCTTCTCGATCATCGAGCTCGCGAGCTTCTCGACGTCGGTGCGGAGCTCGAGAGCCGCGAGCTTCTCGACCGCGGCGTCACGCTCCTGCGTGACCTGGCGAAGGGTGGCCGCTGCGTCCGCGAGGACTTCGGCGATCTTGGCGTGGGAGATCTTGTCCATGGTCTTCAGCTCACCTTCTCGGCCATCTTCTCGAGGATGGCCCGCGCCGCAGCGGTCTTGATGGACTGCGCACTGCCGATCTTGGGATCGGCCTTCGAGGTCTCGTCGAACGCGACCTGAAGGGTGCTGTCGTGCTTGCTGGAGTCCATGGGCTCGGAGAGCCACTTCTTCATGTCCTCCTTGCGGTTCGCGTACGCCTCGCCTCGCGTGAGGCCGATGGCCGCCTCGTTCGAGGCCAGGGCCGACGTGGGGCCCTTCGGGGCGCCGCCGGCGGGCTCACCGCCCGGCTGACCGGCCGCCGACGCCTGCGGGGGCTGCGCGGGGCCAGCGCTGATGTGCGCCGGGTTGATGGCGTCCTCGGCGAGCTTCAGGCCGAAGCGCTCGAGGTTCGCTCGGTAGAGCTCCTCGGCGGTCTTCTCCTTCGAGGCTGCCGCCTTGACCTTCTCGAGGTTCGCGGCAGCGAGGTCGGCCGCGACCTTCTCGGGGGTCTTGCCGCCGGCGCCCGGCGGGCTCTTGTCGTTCGTCTCGAGCGCGGTCGCGCTCTGCTCGGTCGGACGGACCTTCTCCTCACCCGGGTGCATGGGGACGACGTTCTTGGGCGTCGCCTGACCCTTGTGGTCCGGCAGGGAGGTAGAGGCCGTCGCCTCGGTGACCTGGAGCGCCCCGGGACCCGAACCGGGCTGGTTCTCGGTGGCCGTCTTCGCGAAGACGTCCGAGAGGTAGTCGAGGGCTCCGGCGAGCTTGGTCACGCGGTCGGTCGAGACGCCTGCCGACGCCATCTTGCCGCCGCACGCGCACTTCTCTTTGTCCTTGCCGCACTTCGAGCACTTCTCGGGCTCGTCGTGGGCCTGGCGCTTCGCCTCTTCGGCGATCTTGGTCCGCGACATCACGCCGGCGATGGAGGCGTGGACGAGGTCCTGAAGGTTGGGGGTCGCAGCGGTGTTCATGGGGGATCCGTACTTGGGCTGGAGGGACTTTTGGTCTACCGCACCTGCATCAGGAAGTTCCGGGGCTCCGGAGTTCACCCGGGAGTAGTTGGTCTTCGGCGCGGTACCGGTCGGACCCTTCTTCCCTGGAGCGAACTGCGAGAGGACCTGCACCTCTGGCACAGGAGAGGCCGAAGGAAGGGACCCCACCGCGTTGGGCGGCTCGGCGAGCTTGCGCATCGTTGTGGGGCCCCATTCGGTAAGGTGGCCTCCGGCCAGGTGACGGGAACGCCGATCTGCTCGAGCAGCTCGAGAGCGCGGATGTGCCGCGCGGTCTCGAAGTCCTCGACACCAGCCGTCTTGGTCGACTCCTGGACGCCCAGGAGCAGGCGGGCGTCGAGGTGCTCGCCCACGGCCTCCGCATCGAGACCGGCCTCGTGGGCCAGCTTGACCGCGTACTCGGCCGCTTCGAGGTCGACGGCCGACGCCTTCTTGCTCCGACCGTGCGCCTCACCGGCCGCAGCGCCCGCAGCCGCGCCGCCAGCGCCCGCCGCGATCTCGGTCTTGTGGCTCTTCATCGACTTGCCGAGGTTCTTCAGCTTGTCGCCGGCGTGCTCGACGCCCTTCGTGACGGCCTTGCCGGCCTCGCGAGCGTGCGCCGCCAGAGCCTCGGGCATCTTGCCCGCGATCTTCTTCAGCTCGTTCACGTAGGCGTGCGCCATCACGCGACCGAGGTAGTCGGCCTCGGCGACCTTCGCCTCGGCTTCCTTCTGGAGCTGGAACTCGGCGCGGGCCGCCGCCTCCTTCTCCTCGTCCTTCTTCTCGCCCTCTTCCTTCTTGGCCGCCGGCGGGGGCTCCTTCTTCTCGCCCTCTTCCTTCTTCTCTTCCTCGGCGAGCTTGGTCACGAACTCGGTGTAGAGCTCGTTCACCTGCTCGTCCGAGAGCTTGTTGAGGTCGACGCCGTTGTCGGCCGCGAGCTTCGCGAAGAGGTTGATGGACGCCTGCTTCTGCATGTCCTCGGCGGAGGGAGCAGGAGCGGACTGGTGGGTGCCGTAGGCTTCGGCGAGCATCGTGGACAGGTCGGACATGGGGGAGTGACTCCTAGAAGGTGACGTTGCGGTTGAACGTGTTCTTCGAGGGGGAACCCCTCTCCACGCTGGCGGTGTTCGCCTCCCCGTTGCCGGGGACTCCGAGCTCAGACCAGAAGGCTTGCTTCAGGTGAGCTACGGACATCGGAGTGAATAGCTCGTCGGCGGGCAGATGTGCAAGAAGACCGAGCGACCGGTCTCGAAGACCGGAGCTGCTGATCATGTCCTGCGCCTCTGCCACTTTGTTCATGTGCTCTTGACGGTAGGAACCGTACGCAGCCCCTATCTTACGCAGCAGATCCGTAGAAAGGGAAGAAGGGGGCTTCACTTCGTGTTCCGGACGCTCTCCGGCCCGCGAAAGAACGCGCACCGCTCGACGCTCGATCTGCGGTCCGAAGACGCTGCGATCCTCGAGCAGATGCAGCAGCATCTTGGCCAAGCCGGCGTGCATCGAACCGGTGATGAGCGGCTCGTCGTGCTTCTCTTCCGACTTGGGGAACACGATGCCCTTCCGGTCGAGTTCGTCTGCGAGAGGGCGGTTCCCCATGCGGATGATGATGATCCGCTGGAACTCCCTCGGGCGGAGCGTGATCCCGAGCCCCGAGAGTGTGGCTAGCGAGTCCCCGAGGGGCCGGGTGGCCAGCGCCTCCAGGGTCTCGTCGCCCATCTCCGGCTCGTGCTTGTTCAACACCGGGACGGCCTTGGCGACGAACTGCGACGGGACCGTGTCCTTGTCGATCTCCCCGGCCTTCGCGAAGGCGCCCTTCCCCAAGAAGGCGAGCTTGAAGAGGTCTTCTTCCGTGACCGGCTCTTCTGCCGAGGCCGTCTTCTCTTCCCCGAGGAAGTCGGAGTACCCGAGCTTCTCGGCCACATCGACGCTGGGCAGGGACCAGAACGCGTGAGCGCTGGCGATCTTCATCATCACCTTGGCGGTCTTGTCGGCGCCGATGAAGACGAAGCTGATGTCGAAAAAGCTCGGGTAGTCGTTGTAGACGAACACCTTCCTGCCGTCGGGCAGGATCTTGCTCATCTTGTCGGCCGCGTGCTCGCAGTAGTCGGCTCGCGTGATCGAGAGCCCGCGGATGCCGTGACCGTTCTTCGCCTTGAGCCGGCGGTGGTACTCGAGCACCGCCTCGCCGGCGTGCTTGTGCCGACCCGGCACGAAGGTGGCCTGGGCCTTCCGGTACGTGTCCCAGTCGAGGCAGATCGAGCACGTGTCGTACGGAACCTTGCAGCCCATGCTGACGTCGGGGAACTGCCCCTGCTTCAGCTTGTCCCAGACGCCCGTGCCGCCGAACTTCTGGCACTTGTCCTCGTCGACGCGGATCACGAGCTCGACGCGCTTCATGGCGTCGTTCCAGGTCGCGAGCTCTACCTCCCCGAAGGCACGCGAGGCGTCCTTGTTCCGGTGGTGCGCGTAGGGGTGGGCCCGGTAGAAGGTCGGGAAGCCGTACGGCCAGTTCTTCGCGGTGACGCGATCGACGAGCGGGTTGTTCTTCCACGAGTCGGGCGCGTGGATGAGCGCCGCCTCCGGGAAGTAGTCCCCGTTGATGTTCGACCCCCAGAACTCCCCGGCGCCCATCGCGTTCACGAGCACGTACTGGGCATCCGGGGCTGGCCGAAGGGTCTCGATGTACTTCACGACCTCGGGCAGCAGACGCGCAGCGGCCGTCTTCTCGAACGCCGCATCGGCCTTCGTGAAGAGCGGGACCGCGATGGGTCCGTGCTCGGTCTGCCCGGGGAAGAACGCTGCCTTGAGCATCAGCGGAACATCGCGGCGTGTTGTGCGTACCACTCGGGAGAGCGCATGACGTGCTGCTCCCCCTCCGCCGGCTTCGGACGCTGGCGGATGAAGTCGGCGTGCGACTGCTGCTGGAGCTTCTGCTCGTGCCCGAGCTGCGACATCGCGAGCGTCTTCTGAGCGTCACGTCCCTCGCGAGCGACCTGGTGCTGCGCCTTCACGCTCTCACCGTAGCCCTGCCCGGCCCCGTGTGCGGCCCCACCCAGGAACGCCTTCTCGAGCGGGTTCTCGGGCTCGGACTTCCGGTACTGGAGCGACTCCAGCAAGGCCCCGCCGGCGGCCTCGGGCGTGAAGGTCATCATCCGCCGCAGGTACGTCCCCGCGACCATGGGGTCCTTCGAGAAGCTCGGGTTCATGGAGCGCAGCGAGGAGTACGCGGCGTTGAACTCCTTCGGGCGCTCGGCGTAGAGCGTGTGGAGGTCCTGGTTGAACGGGCTCCGGAGCATGTCCTTGAAGTCCCGCGCCTTCGTGACCGCGTCGTAGATGTGCGAGGCCGCCATGCCCGTCGCCGCGACGGCGCCCGCCGCGACCGCGGTCCCGAGGCCGCCCATGAGCGCCTGCCCCATGTGGCCAGCGAAGTCTCCAGCGCCGGCGTGCTTCTCTTCCAAGTACTCCTCGAGCGGGTTCATCATGGCGTGCCTCAGTAGTACCCGTAGCCCTGCGGAAGAGCCATCTGGGGTTGGTTGTTGTCGCCCGTCACGGCGTTGAGGATCTTCTGGCCGGTGGGCGTCTCGGCGGCCCGGTAGAGCCCGTACCCGGCGGCCATGTGCGGCGCGTACTTCACGGCCGTGCTGGTCAGGTTTCCGAGCGTCTTGGCCCCGCCCGAGCCCTCACCGAAGAGCAACTCTCCGAGACCATGCCCGGCCTCGCCGGCGGGATGGGAGAGGTCGGAGGCGGCCTGCGTGATGCTCTTCACGAGCCCCGGGCTCCGGGTCACCTCGTGCGCCCCGTGCTCTGCCGCCCGAGAGGCGGCCCGAGCGAGCATCTTCTTCTCGACCCAGTCGAGCGGGTTCAAGCCCGCGAGCTTCTCTGGGTCGTAGTTCTGCACGAACGCGTTGATGGTCCCGAGGGCGGCGCCCGCCTGCTCGTGCACGAGACGCGTCTCGGCGAGCTTGTAGAGCACCTGGCAGTACTCCTGGTAGGTGTGCACGAGCGGGTGCGCGGGGTTCGGGGTCTGGGCGCTACCGGTCTTCTCGAGGGATGCCCCGAACGCCTCGACGCTCGGGAAGACCCCGTTCTCCAGCAGCCGCGGCCCGATGACGGCCATGGCGGCCTTGACGTACTCCGGGTCGGACGTGAAGGGCTGCCAGGCCCGCAGGACATCCCCGAGCGGGTAGCCGTTCATGGCCGCCTGCTTGACCTGGTAGAAGAGGTTCTCGGCCAGGTCCTGGTACATGGTCTCGAGGCCCGAGAGCGTGGAGCCCGAGTGCTCGTACAGGCCCGCGACCTTCTCCCGGAGGTCGAGCAGCTCTCCGAGCGGGTTCGCGTACGGGTAGTCCGGGTGCGGCTCCGAGCTTGAGGCGAACTTCTCGAACAGCGCGGTCTCGACGGCCCGATCGAGCGAGGCGTGCTTGCTCTTCCCCACCGGCGGCGCGTTGTAGTCGAGCGTCCCGCGGTCGAAGACCGTGCCCCCGCCGCCATCGTTGAGGTCCTTGAGGACGACCGACGGGTCCGCCGGACCTCCGTCGAAGTCGATCACGCGGTGCGCCGAGCCTTCCTTCCGGAACTCGACGAGGTACGCGTGGGTGTTCGCGAACTCGATGACCCGCCGGACCTGCTCGGGCGAGAGCCCTGCCGTCTTGATGGTCCCCACGACGGAGTCGCTGAGGGTCTTGAAGGCGCCCGACGCCCACTGGTCGGCAGCTCGCTTTCCCATCGTCTCGAGGTCCTCCCCCGAGATCGGTCGTGCATGTGCTTGCTGACGGGCCCAAGGCTCGGGAAGATCGCTCATGGTCGCTCCAGGTTGTTGTACGACCCTAGGAATAGCACATGGCCCTCTCCAATGAGAAACCCGCAGCCGAGGGGCTGCTCACGCTTCGCGAGGTCAGCGACTGGTTGGAAGTCTCCGAGAAGAAGGCCCGGCAGCTCGTCGCCCGACGTCTGCTGGTGCCGGTCTCGGAGGACGGAGAGCCGCGTTTCGACCCGAACGACGTCGCCGACACGGCCCGCGCCCTGAAGAAGAACATCGGGGTCGCGGCCATGTACCAGCACGCCCTTCAGGCGCTGACGATCGCCGCCCGGACGGAGAGGAAGCTCGACGCCCTGCTGGATGCGCTGGGCGGATCCCACCATCCCGTCAGTACCGAACCGCACGACATCATGGCGCTCCATCACGCCTGCCTGAACCTCGAGTACACCGACACGAGCGGCATGACGGCCCTCCAGATCCGCGGGTGGGCGAAGATCTTCCTCGGGATGGACCGGAACTACTTCAAGGCCGCCGACGCGCTGCGGAACGGGTTCTCGTCGTACCGGGCGCCTCTCGACGCCGCGGCCAAGATGCTCCGCGAGGCGCCGCTGCACATCGAGCGACTCGACGCAGACCGCGCTACCTCGTACGCGATCCTGCGATCCGCGTACGCGACGCTCCGACAAGAGGCGTACCTCTACTTGCGAGAGACGGGCGGCAAGGCCGTCGCGGACCGGGCGTTCCCGGACCCGAAGACCACGCACGTGAACGCCATCATCTTGTCGTTGCTGTAGTGCGCTCTGTGGGACTCGAACCCACGACGTTCCGCCTCCATCCGGCGGCTGCTCTACCGTTCTGAGCTAAGAGCGCGTGGCCCGCAGGGATGGAGTCGAACCACCACCTCTCCAGGAACGCAAGGCTCGAGGAGCGATCACCAACTGATCTACCTGCGGATGGTGGGGCGGGATGGAGTTGAACCACCGACCTTCGGCTTTCGCCGACGCTCTACGCTGAGCTACCGCCCCGAAGAACTACCTCAGGAGAGGGAGACACGAGACGTGTCGCCGGAGGTCCTCCTTCCTGGCCGGGACGATCCCGATGGCCATCATGGCGCCGCAGTAGGGCGCGTCGGGCTCGTAGATGCGGACGATCTGGAGCTTGGCCTTCTCGAGCCGGTCGGCCTCGCGCACGAGGGCCTCTTCGGACGGAACGGCCAAGACCACCGCGTAGGTGCCGGCGGGGAGCCCGCCGGGGCTGCTCTCTCCCGCCGCGTGGACGATCTGCGCAGCTTGCAGGCCGCGGGGGAGGTCCGCTCGCACGATCACGTAGTGCGTCAGCGGAGAGTCAGAGAGCAGTTCAGCGGGATGGGAACGAGGACATGCTCAAGGGGTAAGCGCCCACGCGACTTCTGTCAACCCTGCCAGAGCGGACCGGTGTAGCCGGCGTTCAAGGGACCGCGGTTCTGGTCCTCTCGCAACGGGGCGATGATGTCCGGCCGGGGGTGGCGGATCATCGACGCCAAGAAGCAGTAGAGCACCGAGTGGAACGTGTCGTCCGGGCGGTCCTGCCGGTGGCTGTACTGGGTCATGCGCATCGTCTCGTTGTACTCCGAGAAGATGTTGCACATGTCTTGGGCGTACGGCTCCTTGAACTCCACCCAGCGCGGGAAGGTGAGCTGCTTGCGCTTGATGGCGTTGAAGATGTCGCTCATGACCTCGGTCCGAAAGACCTTGTAGCGACGGAGCTTGGGCTCGAACTCCACCTTGCGCTTGCACTTCGCCATGTACTGGAACTTGGCGAGCCGCAGAGGTCCGAACTTCCGCAGGAGGAAGTCGTTCTGGTGGAAGCCGCCGCCGTAGTCGGTCCCGATCACCAGGACCTTGAACTCGGACAGTAGCTCCTCGATCATCTTCAACTGCGTCTCGGGGTCGAGCTCCGTCCCGGTGAACCGGTGCGCGTAGATGATCGTGAACTTCGAGGCCACGTAGGTCCCGAGCGTCAGGACCGTGTAGCTGTTCTCCCCCGTGCCCCAGTCGATGCCCGCGAAGATGGGGTTGTCCTGGGTCTTGAACTGCTCGAGGTAGTCGGGGTGCATCGTGACCTTCTCGTCACAGCACTCTCGGACCTGGCCCATGTTGAGGGGGCGCATCCCGGAGTCGTACGAGAGCCCGAGCACCTCGTTGTAGAACTTGTCGCGGGGGTACCGGGCGTAGTCGAGAAGGATCTCGTCCCACGCCTTCCAGGGGACCATGAGCTGCGGGATCCGGTAGCTCTCGAACACGCCCCCAGACACGAGCGAGGCCCACTGGGCATCGGCGTCCTGCGGGTTGATGAGCTCGCCGCACTTCTCGCAGATGAGCCCCTTCTTGCCGATGTGCTTCTCGCCGAGGATGTTCCACCACTTGCCCGTGTCCCCGCCGTGCCGGTGGCAGGGCACGACCCACTCGCCCTGGTTGCTCATCGGCCGCCCCTGCGCGAACCCGGAGCGGTAGTACTCGATGTTGTTGTCGAGGCTCTTGGGCGTGCCGGCGTAGCAGTACTGCTTCCACTTCTCGGGCGCGTGGCTGGTGCACTGCTCGATGATGGGGATGTTGTCCGACAGGAGGTCCTGGAACTCGTCGAGCAAGAGCATCCAGGCCGCGATGCCACGGGTCCGGTCGGCGTTCAGGAACGCGTTCCGGAGCGTGATGGTCGAGAAGTTCACGAAGCGCTTCTCGAAGACGTTCTGGGACAGCATCGAGTTCGTGAACGACCTCAAGATGTCCGAGGTCGCGATCGGCTGTCGGATGCGGTCGTTCGAGAACGTCTTGGTCTGCGTGCTCGTCGGCGAGACGTAGAGGGTCAGGAAGCTCGGGACCAGGGACGAGTACGCGAGGGCGCGGTTGCCCAAGTAGGTCGACTTCTCGACCTGACGGGCGCACATGAGGTGGATGCGCCGCGCCGGCGTGTCGTAGATCTGCCGCATGTGGCGGCGACCCTCGAAGGAGAAGTTCTCGAAGCCGGGGACGCCGTCCGACCGCGGCATCCGGAACGCGACCTCGGTGAACTCCGAGAGGGTCAGATTCGCGAGCTCGACCCTCTCGACCTCCTGCTCGAAGAGCTCGTGGAAGTCCTTGATGGTGTTCTCGGGAGCCCGCCAGATCGGTCCGAGGACGGAGTCCTCCAGGTCACTCGAATCGTCGAACCCATCCTCGTCGACCTCGAACACGTAGTCGCGTTCAGCGACGCCCCACCCCGGTGGTAGGCTGTACGGCGTGTTCCCGCCGGAGAAGACTTCAGACGTGGGAGCGGTCATCCAGAACCTCTGGGGGTCGTTGCACCGTGCCTCGAACCACCTTGGCACGAAGTCACTGGTGCGACCCTACTCGACTGGGCGGAAGTACTACGTGGCGATCAACCTGAACGAGGAGATCGCCCCGAAGTGCCTCGACCCCATGAAGGACTACATGCGGGCGTACGCAAAGGAGTCGGGCTGGACCATGAGCCGCTTCCGCGTTCATCGCCGTCACGTGGACTTCGAGTTGAGCTTGGCCTCGAGAGAGCGGTAGAGCCCGGCCACGAGCTCGCCCAGGTCCTCGGCTCCCGCGAAGCCTGCGGCGTGGAGCCACCACGAGTTCACGCCCAGGTCGTTGATGTGCTGAGCGCGGAGCCGGGGGTAGCCGACCTTGAAGTGAGCCTGAGCCACCTCGTTCAGGGCCGCCGCGAAGCGGTCGTCCCAGTAGGCCGCCAGGTTCCCGACGACCGGGAAGTCCTTGAGGTGGTCCGGGAGGAAGAAGTGGAACACCAGGTCCTCTCCGTCCACGGCGACTTCGGCGTTGAACGCCGCGGTCTTGGTCTTGACGAACTCGAGTGCGGGAACGTCCAGGTCACCGCCGCTGAAGGCGGTCTTGATGTCGCTGAGGCGCTCGGCCTCATGCGGTTCGGGAGTAGCCATCACTTCTCCTTGTGGTCGGGGTCGATCACGGCCGTGTCGGCCGTGTGGTTGCCTTGCGTGAGCTCTGCGATCATCGGCACGGCCTTGGTCTCCTGCTTGAGCCGCACGCTGTCGAGTTGCTTCGTGATGACCGCCGTGACGTCGATGTCGTCGGCCAAGAGCTTCTTGAAGGTCTGCACGACCCCCGCGAGCAAGCTGGCCTCCGTGGCTCCTTGCTGCCCGCCTCGGCAGACCGCTTCGTACGTCTGCAAGGTGCTGGCGCCGATGATCTCCTGCGCTGCCTTGGAGAAGTTGAGGTTGCCGATCGGGAGCCCGAGGCGGTGCCCGATCAGCCGAGCGTTCAGCTCGTTGTTCGGCAGCGACGCCGCCGAGATCCTCGGGTCCAGGTACGACGCCTTCTTGAGCGCTGCCGCCTGCTCAGCGACCTCCGGGCTCGGGTTGCGGCGGCACGCCCCATCGATCCGCAGGTGCAGCAGCGCTCGGATCTGCACGACGTCGAACATGGTCAGGTCCCAGTACCCGTAGAGGTACGCCGAGACCGCGCCATCGGGGATCAGGCGGCCCTCACGACGCAGCGCCGCCGTGATGGTGACCTCCGGCAAGCCCGACAACGACAGCGCCTCGATGTGGAGCTTCGCGGACGGGTTCGTGAGCAGCATCCAGGCGGCCTGCGCTTCGAGGTCCGGATGGAAGAAGGAGTAGACCTCCTGCTGCCGGAGGAACTTCACGGTCGGGTGGTGCCGCCCATCTTCAGGGTAGAAGACCGGCGGCGGCTTCAGGCTCTCCCGCAGCTCCTTGATGTAGTCCGGCCCGATGGGGTCGAGCTCGAGTCGATCGAGCTTCTTGATGATCTTCTCGTTCGAGTACTCCGCGGGGTGCAGGATGAGCGCCTTGATGTAGCGCTCGGCGGGGCTACGAAAAAGCGCCATGGGTCAGTTCTTCTGGAACGCGAGGACGTTGAGCCCCTCGATGACGTCCTCGAGACCCTTCATGGCCCGCTCGAGCGCGTAGACCGGGACCTCTCGCAGACCGAGACGAGCGGCCACCAGGAGGTCACCGAGGTGCGCCTGCGCCTCGTCGAGCTGCGGCATGTACGACACGAAGGTCATGACGTTCTCGGGGTTCAGGAACCCGAGGCTCAGCATCGTGTCGACCGCCAGCGGGTCCGGCACGAAGGCCGCCTCCTTGGCGAGGTTCTGACGCAGCTTGACCGTGAAGCTCGGCGAGGCGCTGGCCGTCTTGATGGCTTCCTCGTTCACGAGGGCCGACGGAGAGATGTCTCGCGAGACCGCCACGGTCACGGGCGCCATGCGCTGGATGGTCTCGGCCATCTTGCGGATCCCGATCGCGGGAGGAACACCGAGCCCCGCCAGGTAGAAGAGCGTGTCTTCCATGGAGAGCAGCTCGCGCTCGTCCTTCGCGACCTTCTCGATCGGCCCGCCGGAGATCGAGAACGACCCCGACGCGTCGCCGCGGAGCTGGACCGAGAGCGGGATCTCCGCGACCTTCATGTACTCGTCGGGGTGCGCCACGAGCGAGACGGCCTTGGTGCCCTCGAGGGGCAGCCAGCGCCAGTCCTCCGGGATGCAGAGGTGCTGCTCGTCCGCGAGCGTGGGCTTCTGGATGCCCTGCTCGATCGAGACCTGGATCTCGCGGCCCTCCATCGTGTGCCCCACGAGGGCCACCTGCCCGTCGGCGCCGGTGAAGTTCATCTGGAGGTCCATGGGGACCATGGCCTCCACGCGTCCGTTCGGGAGCACCTTGTAGAAGGCCCCGTAGCCCTTCGGGCGGCCCGTCGTGACGCTCAGGCCCTCGGCCACGCGCACGCCGACGATCTCCCCCTGGACGGCCGTCTGGGAACCGTTCGTGAAGAGCGTCATGGGCAGCGGGTGCCCCTCGACGTCGATCAGGTTCGGGAACGCGAACCCGATGAGGTGCTTCCCCTCCTGGTCCTGGACCTTGTAGATGCCGTAGTCGGTGATGAGCTTCGGGGTGTCGGACTCCGTCTGCTCCTCGGGCTCGGAGGCGAGGTCTTCGCCCATCGCGCTCGTGACCGAGCCCGTCTTGTCGATCAAGAGCGCGACCTCCGCTCCGACCGTGCGAACGAGCTCGCCGCGATCGACCCGCTGGATCGTCGGATGCCAGTACTGCGCCGACGCCTTCTTGACCACGTAGCCCTCGTTCGTGCGAGCCACCTGGATGACGCTCGGGATGAGCGCGTGCGCGACCTTCTCGGTCAGGGTGCGGGCGGCCTGCGGCTGGAACCCCGAGAGCACCTTCAGGGGATGCGCCATCGCCTCCTTGTTGTGCACGAGCCACTCCGCGACCTCCTGAAGGCTCTCGGCCGTCCGGGTGTAGTCGGACTCGAGCGCCGTCGGGAGGACGGCCTCGAGGATGGATGCCTTCTTGCCGAAGAAGGCCGCCGCCCGGCCCAAAAGACCCGGCTTCGCGCCCGCCTTGGCCACGGCCTTCGGAGCGCTCTTGGGAAGTGCGGCGGCCTCCGCTCGCATCTTGGCCATGTCGTCCGCAGAGATGGACCGCGTCGGGGTCGGATCTGCCCCGCCCTCCTTCCCCATGCCGGCGCTCATGGTCGC